CAGGAGATTTGTATGCTTTCTTGGAAATCAAATGATCGACGTAGGGTTTCAGTGAGTCTGATCCTTTACAGGATCATAATTTTACTCACTTTAATTCTCTCGATCTTTGCTCCGGAGGCGTACAAGTTCCTTGTTGTTAATCAGGCACACGAGACTCTCGGGCAGGCTTATCCGGTACCTGCTGCCCCCTTTTCAGGGGGTTCACCGGAGGAAGATAGGGTTGCAAGACTTAAAACGTCTTGTAAGGCATATCGTCCTCATGTAGATCTTAACGATCTATGTGATGCTTTGTTGCATTCACTACCTCCTGATGGAGGTGCGCTATGACAACGGGGTCTTTCAACGTCAATTTTGTTCCACCATACTACAATTATGTGTATGGAAGCTGGAACGGGGTTGACGGGAAGTATGAGGTCATTAACGGAAAACGCAGGATAAAGTTTAACAACTACACCCTTGCGAAAACCGTACATGAAACTACTCCTGGAACTTACTGGACCGGAACCAAGTATATAAAAGTATATGCGGACTGGACACCAGGGCCCAGGAACACTTTCACTCTTAATGACACGGTTAAGGCTCAATCTAAACTTGCAACCAAGATTAAAGGTACTCAGTTACATTTGGGTAAGAATGTCATCGAAGGTCGTCAGTTTATTGACTTAATCCGAAAAACTCTCTTCTCCGTTGCGAAAGTAATTGTTAATCTCAAAAACGGCGAACTTAAGTCTGCGTTGAGAATCTTAATAGATGCTCATCGCGACAAAGGTAGTCGCCTTAATTACGAGATTATTGAATTACTTAAGAGACATCGTTTCTCTGCGGCTGACGTCGCAGGCAAATGGTTAGAATTGCAATACGGCTGGAAGCCATTACTCTCTGACGTTAAGTCTGCCGCCGACATCTTTTATGGTGTCATGGAGGCAGAACGTACGTTGACAGTAAGGGTTACAGCTACACGAACAGAACATTATAATGCTTCCGTAAGCCCGTCAAATTATTCGCTCTATGGACTCTGTGTCCTAAGAACGAAAATTAAATACGAGTTTGCGGAGAATGAAGTACTGACTCTCCAACGTTCCTTGGGTCTGGAAGATCCAGCGGGAATTATTTGGGAGGCAGTACCGTTCTCTTTCGTTGTCGATTGGTTTATGCCGATTGGCAGCTATCTTGAAGCTCTAAATGTACTTCCCAACTTAAAGGGTAGATGGTGCATGACCAAAGTAATAATGGAAAATGCACACAAAGTAACACAGAAAACGACAGACAAGTCTTATGACTGGAATGTCGCTACTTTCAATGCTACGTCACTTAGTATCGTTCGGACTCACGGTGAAGGTTATTCATTCTTCAACGTTGCGCCGCCCGATATTAAACCTTTAAGCCGGGTGTTCTCGCCATCGCACATTTATAATGCGGTTGCACTTGCAACACAAATGATCTCTGGCGGACCTATAAGTCGTAGATGACCCAAAGTTCGTTGTCCTCATAGCTTTTTCTTTTAACAAATTGTAGTACTCTACTAATGTACTGGCCCTTCGACCAGGTACCCTTAATAAAGGACATTTTAACATGTCACAAATGACTAACATATTAGTAAAAGACGACGCAGCCACTCCTAAAGAGTGGACGCTGGTCCCAATCACTGACACTCCGAATCCATTTTGGAGAGCCAATGATGCAGCGATTCCCCTGGAGGGTCAACCTAGGTTGACCTTCTCGGCGGATAAGCTGAAAACCGGCGGTTACAAAGTAACTGTGAAGCTAGAAATTCCAACGATGGAAACTCTGGGCGCGTCTGGGACATCCGCAGGCTATGTAGCTCCGCCGAAAGTTGCTTATATTACCCCAGCCATCTTTACGATGTTTGTGGATAAGCGCAGTACTATCGCGGATCGCATAAATGTTCTACGGATGATGATGGGCATTTTACAAGGCGCTACCTCAACTACCGCTACTGGCACTTTAGCCAATACGGCAGCAGGGGGAGCTTGGACTAGCAATACATCGCCAGCCTTAAGCCTTTTCAATGGTCTCATTCTTCCCAATTAGAGCTTGCCTTTAGCAAGTAAGTTCTGATTTTCTTTTTGCCAACCAAGTCCTCGTGCCTTGGTTTATCCTCATAAGGAGGTTATTATGGCTTATTTAAAAGAACGCACCAGAGATGAAGTAATCTGTCTCTTGGTACGGCTATCCAGTAAATGTGCAGATCTTGGAGGTCCCCTTTCTAGGCAGTTATTTAACCTAGTCAGGGATGAAAGATATCTAGATGTGATTAATTTTCATATTGATTACACTTGGGTATTCTCCACTAACGACTTTCTCTATTCACGCCAGATCATGGGATTCTTTGAAAAACAAGATTTTCTTGACCTTGGCATTGATAAGGAGGCGGTCGCTGTGGCCAAGTTTCATACATCCGAAGATTTATGTCGAGAAACCAATAAACGCCTGGAATTAAATGCGTCCTTGAATAAGGATGTGAACGCAGTATTATACTACGCTTCGCAAAAAATCGCAAAAATTCTCGGCGATGTACCGTCAATCGACTCTTTAGATTTATCTTTCGGTCCTGGAGCCACAACTAGCACTAAATCGCTCATAGCCTGTCATAGGACAAAGCTATCGAGCCGTCTAGAGTGTGGAATGAACTTAGCCCCACTGGTTCGGGATCTCTTAGAAGAGCTCCCGATGTTAGCTATGCTTAACGAGTCGGCCGAATCAATATGTACCCCGGGTGACCGGGATACTTTCGGTGTCGATGTTAGGATAGTTCCAGGCAAGCTTGCGTTCGTTCCGAAGAACTGCAAAACATTTCGTTCAATTGTTGTTGAACCCATACTCAACGGATTAATCCAAAAGGGTATAGGCAAAGTGATGAAACAGCGATTACTGAATTGCGGTTTGGATCTTTCAGATCAAACACGAAATCAGCGGTTGGCTCAAGTTGGTTCACTTAGTGGTTCTCTTGCCACTATTGATCTATCAATGGCGTCTGATTGCGTTTCTCGTGAGTTAGTATGGTCGTTACTGCCCTACGACTGGTCCGTTTTATTAGACCAATGTCGTTCTGCAGTAGTAAAACATAAGAAGCATTTAATAATGGTTGAGAAGTTCTCGAGTATGGGCAATGCCTATACGTTCGAGCTCGAAACGTTATTGTTTTATGCTTTAACTTATGCGACCTGTCTTCATTTGAAAGTATCAGATAGAGATGTCAGCGTTTATGGGGACGATATTATTGTCCCAACAAAAGCCTTCGGTTTATTAAGTGAAGTTCTTTCCTACTGTGGTTTTGCCTTAAATAAGACGAAGTCATTTAGTGAAGGTCCATTTCGCGAATCGTGTGGTGCTGACTACCTAAATGGTATGGATATTCGACCTTTTTACCTAAAATCTATGGTAAATGATCGAGTCCTCTATTCCATGCATAATTGGTTCATAAGGCATTGCGAGTTTGAACTCGCTAACCTAGTTCACAATTATACTAACCCGGAAATACGGCTTTACGGTCCCGACGGGTTCGGAGATGGCCATTTAATTGGCCAATTCGAGCTCCAACGGAACCGTCTTGTCGTACGTGCGGGGTGGGAAGGAGGAACCTTTAAGACTTATGTCCTCGGGCCAAAAAGCTTCAAGTTGAAGCTTCCCGGGGATTATTTGTTTCCTCTGTATGCTCAATATGTACGCTCTCGTATACCTCCAGGAATGGAGATTGAAGAAAGTGACATGTTTCGCATAAGAGGAACAAGAAGTTATAAGGTTAAATCCATCTACACTCTAGCCACTAGGATATTTTCTAGTGACGTTCATAGTTATGCTTTAGCTGCCGACATGGCAGCAGAACTTAATGAGGAGCACTTTAAATATGCT